AATAGCAATCCAACTCTGGCTACAATAATTTTATCTAAAACTTCTGCTCTCAAACTTTCTAATTGTGCTGGAGTAAGTTCTACTTGTTGTTCTGTTTGTTCTAAAATATCTGTTGTCATGTTCATAAATCCTATTAGTGTAGGGCACCCTAAGATGCCCTACTTCACACCTTAGTTAGTACTCTGTGCGGCAGTAATATACTTGCCGTATTTTTCGTGGAACTCATCGAAACACTTGACCGCATCAGGATCAATAGGTAATTGATACTGAGTTAATGCCATCTTGATACCCATAACAACAAGTTCTGTATCAAAATTATCCATCATAAATCTAAGAAATTTGCTGACCTTGTCATTAAACTTCTTATCTTTTTTATCATTTGCTTCTTTTAGTTCATAACATAGCGAAACCGTAAGGGAGTACATTGCTGATATTTCTTTCGATTTCATTTCTGTTATTTTGCCTTCCAATATTTCGGAAGGATTAGGTAGTTCTGATGCTACCTTTCTATGAGCCATGAACTTAACCGCAAGTCCTTCGCCCACTGCACCACTGACTAAATCAGTAACGGTGTTCTCATCTAAATCATCTGATAGCAATTCACTAACAAATGACCAAGATCTCGGAGTAGCAAATGACCTACTTGGAGACTTTGGATCAAAGTCATATAAGTCTTTTTTGCTAAAAGTCAAATATCCAACAACATCTTTGTGAATGTTGTTTTCAACTGCCCACTCAAACCAGTCATCAAATTCTGGCTTCATTTCCAAGTGGATGAATCTGTTAGCCAACGGAGCAGGCATTCTATATACAACACCTTTGTCTGCCTCTCTGTTACCAGCCGCACAAATTAATACGTTATCTGGCAATTCATATTGACCAACTTTTCTGTTTAATATAAGTTGATATGCCGCCGCCTGCACACTAGGAGCCGCGGAGTTCATTTCATCTAAAAACAAAACAATATTTTTGTGCTTCTTCGCTTCTGCTTTTGTTGGCAGTTCCGAAGGTTGTGCCCAAACCATATTATTTTCTTTTGAGTTAAAGTAAGGGATACCTTTAATATCTGTAGGCTCCCATAAACTTAATCTAATATCAATCACGTGTGCATCGATATTTTTTGCAATTTGGTGAATCACTTCCGATTTACCTATACCAGGGCCACCCCAAACAAATATAGGTCTCTTAATCTTCAGTGCGTGTAATATAGACGCTTTAGCCTTATTTGGCGATAATTGCCTAGTGCTTAAAGCATCTGTTTCTGTAGTTTTTCTTCTTGGCATTTTGTACTCCGTTTTAAATTGTTGTTATAGTTTAATAATATATTCAAGTACCAAAAAAGTCAACCAGAAAGATTGGGTAAAAACGTCAATGATTATGCGGGTCATTTGCCCTGTGGATAACTATTCTTGGTTTTCTAGGCGGGATAATGCCTTATTCAGACCGTATTTTCTTATATCTCCCGAAAATAACATCAATTCCATTGCTTTCTTTTCGTTGGTTACAATGACTCCATCGTCTGCTAGGTAATACGGAGTGTCCAAATACTTGTCTAGAAATATGATTACTTGGGTCGTTAAATTGAAATCATTTGGAAAAGGAACATCATAGGTTTGTAAATCAAGTTTTTCTTTAATGAATGTAATACCATCATCGGTAAGCCTTAATCCGCCGGTACCTTTTGACCTACTGTTCTTCCACCACATTGGCATATACTCTTTGAGAGTGTTTTCACCAATTGCTATATTGGCGTTTTTTAAGAAGATTTTGGTGTAGGTTTCTTTCCAATTCATTTTTCACTGACAGTTTCACCTTGGGTTAATTTAACCACCGTGAATTCTGTAGTGTTGAATAGTGTATTCAATTTCTTCGCTAGATTAAATGCGTGTCCAGGGTTTGAAAAACTAACCTTTTTGTATTTAGGTCCTGGGTAGTTGTTAAGCAAGTTTGCACTTTTCAGATTGAACGGCTTGCCCTTATAGAACACTGCCCAAATTCCTTCAGCCGCTAGGATCTGTTCAGACTTGTAGTCTTTCTTATTTGTATACTCTAAAAGTACTGTTGGTTTAGGTCTACTCATATCTTGCTTATATATGAGTATTTATCGAACTTTAGGTTGTGTTATAGTTTACCGCCGTCTACTTGCACGTTTACGGTTTCTTCTTTGCCTGCTTCTTTCTGCTTATTATGGGCCATTAAAGCCTCATAATCCCCCGCTAGACGGGCCAGCACTGTGGCTAGGGTATATGTGATATGCTTGGCTGTGTTGATATCAATCCGCACTTCTTTTTGTTTTCCTAGGTCGGCTCCTTTGACCTGTTCAATAAATCTTTGTAGACTGGCTGTATTAAGTGGTTCTTTTGTTTGCATTTGCCAACTCCGTTTTCATTTCTAATATTGTTCTGAAAGGGCCTTTGTATGGATACCTTTCTAAAGTGAGTAATTTAGGACAATAACTTCTTACCCAACCTTTTTCAAATTTTATTATGTAGTAACCTGCACAATATAAACTTTTGGACTTTTTACTTTTGTTAAACAATGGTAGTTTACGTTTTACATCGAACACCATATTGTAAGGAACAAATTTGCTTGGGTAATCATACACATCATTTTTCTCTGATTCAACTGGCCCTGGTGCAGATAAACTTGTACCCCACATCCAGTCACCTGTAAAACTTTGTTCTAGTGCGGTTGCAGTATCAAATATTCTAGTTCCTGATTCGCAACTAAACATATATCTTCTGTCTTCCTGTTTACATATTGTTCCTACTTTTTTGCCGTCCGATTCCAGTATCCAGAATCTATTTTCTAAAATAGGTTTTGCATATAATTTGTTTGTCATGCCATTACCTCTTCTTTTTTATATTTTGCGTTTAATGGTTCAGCATAACTTTGAGGATATTCTGCAATTCTTTGCAAGTCCCATTTGGCACAAAATTTAATTAATTTCAGACCTACTTGTTCTACTGCCTTAGTCTTTGCACTTCCGACTGTTTCTTTAATAATTTCTTTTATTTCATCTGGCTGTGCAGACAAATCACATAGTGTCACGTTTCTAGTGTAATCATCAATTACTCTATGTTCAAACCCTTCATGGTCCACCCAACGTTGCAACATCATATTGTTCCAACTATAACCTTTTGAATTTCTATCTTCGAATGCTTCAGTTAAACCGACTCTAGTTTTTGTGCCTTTTGTTCTTACTCCAGGAAAGGCCGAAAATACATTGTCGGCAGTATCTCCTCTCATACATTTTTCAAATAATAACCATTGTGGATTTGGAGCCGGTCTATCTTCTCCTGTTTTCTTATCTTTCACTCTGTTGCCTTTATCATCAAAGTATCCTTGATGTGTAATTGTAACTTCTTGAACTCCATTGTATTGTGCAACATTAGGAGCAATCAATTGGGCGAAATCTCCATCTGTGCTTATAATAAAGTGATTATCATTAGGATGTGCTTGTACCCAACCTGCAATTAAATCATCTGCTTCTAATTTGGGATTTTGTAAGACTGTGCAATTAGTTTTTTGATCTATGAAATCTTTGAAGTTGTCAAATGTTTCCCAAAACACTTCATCCTCTTCGATCTCTTTTTCTGTTCTGGCATCTCTTACATTTTTTCTATTTCTTTTGTAAGGCTCATAAAAGTCTTTACGCCAACTTCTACCTTCCAAACAAAATACAACGTGATCTCCTTTGAAGTCCTGCCATACTTTTCTAATGCTATTAAAGGTGATGTGCAACGCCATACCTATCTTACTGTCCAAATCGCTCTGTATAGCGAACTTGGATCTAAAGAAAGTGTTTGCAGTATCAACCAAAATATAGTTCATTAATCTATATCAATCCTTACTATGTGTTTTCTTAATTCCTTAACAAAGAATTCTAACTTATCAATCATTGAAATTAAGTCTTTATCTGTAATATATCGACTTCGTTCCTTCAATCTATCATATTCCCTTAATGATATTTGCACCATTGGAGAAAGATCTCTACTGGATTCGTTTTCCATTGTTGCATCAAGTCCTCTTTGCTTTTCTTCTGAGTCCGTCATTTTATCTCCTTAACTAATCTCTGATTTGTCTTTGCCCAAATCTTTAACATTAATATAACCTGCGCCTCTGTCTGGATCCATGCCTTCTTCTTGCAATATGTTTCTTGCAATAGTTTTGAACCATCCATCAACTATTTGTTCATTTGTTTCGCCTTTATAGCCTGCGTCCAACAATTTTTCAATAAATTCATTGTTCCAATCCAGTTCAAAGAATCCATTTCTTATGTTGTCTTCATTTACCTTAGTGTCTAATACAGCCACCCAGGGTTCGCCTTGTTTTGTTGCCTGTTCTTTTTCTTTCATCAATGCTTCAAGTCTCTTGTCCTTTTCTGTCTTAGGAGCACCGTCTTTCTTCTTGAATACATCTTTTACTTTTTTTATTACATCCATTTTAAGTTCCCCATTTATTTCCAAATATATCTACTTGCAATCTTGGAGTGTATCGCCATCCTCTTTCCATTGCCAACTTGGCGACTCCTTGAGTGTTTAGATTATACATTTCCGATCTGCCGCCTAAAGGCATACAATATACCGGAACATTAATTCCAACAGATTGATATTCTTTTACCGCTCTGCCGACCTCATCAACGTCTGTTTGATCAGCAACAACAAATTTAAAATATCCGTCACTGTTTGGAATATCAAAGTATGACCTAGCAACATCAGGTTTGATTGCAGTTTCCCACGGTTCGCCTGATACGGAAAGTTTTGGAGAACAACTCCAGGTCACTTCGAATCTGTCTTGTTTACGCAAATACTCTTCGAAATCTTTGTGCAAAGGTTGTGTTGTATTTGTTTCGAAAGTTACGTTCTTTAAATCTTTCATTCTTGGATGTTCAAATAGTTCTACATAAAATCTCTGCCAACCTAGCAACGGCTCGCCACCTGTCAGAATAAAATGTATATCTTGACCATTGGACATCGTCCACTTTTTCTCCGGAGTCAAACCTAGCACATAATCAACCACTTCATCTATTGTATGATCTTTCATATACTTTTTAAATTCTGGATAGATACTTGCATACGTATCACAACCAGTGTGAACTATAGGCAACTCCTCAAAAGTTTGAACATTTTCTAAAACATTTTCATCTAACAATTTTTTAACCTCAGGATTGTATTTGATCCCTTGCTTTAATTTTTCTCTTCTGTTAGGATGTCTTTCCAAGCCAAAGTTCATGCATCTAAAATTACAACCAAATGTTCGCAAGAACACGGAAGGAACTCCTACAAATTTTCCTTCTCCTTGTACAGAATAAAATGCTTCACTGTACCTCAGTCTTTGATTGTGTAGTCTACTAGTCATGTCCTTTCATACTCAAACAGATATCATAAAACTCTTTTTTCAATGGAGCGTGTTTATCGAATGCACCCAATAATATAGCAGTTGTCATATCTGATTCATGTTCTCTAACACCTCTCTGTGTCATGCAGTGATGTTCTGCCTTAATCAATACTGCCACATTAGGAGTCTTTGCATATTTCTGTAATGCTTCTGCAATTTGCGTTGTCATCTCTTCTTGTATCTGTGGACGTTCTGCAATATGATGAACTATCCTGTTAAATTTAGAAAGTCCTATAACTTCTTTTTCTGGAAGTATACCTACCCAGCATTTTCCTACAATGTTCTGAAAGTGGTGGGCACACGTGGACTTCACACTAATCGGACCGCT